TAGCTTTTTCAGGCGTAACATTCAAAACTTTCTCAATGGCCATGACGTCTGTGGCAAAACCAGCATTTACAACCTTAACCCAGTAGTCCAGCTCAGCATTTCGGTCTGTAAAGACTCCGTCATCAAGGTTAATGCTGATTTTCTCCATGTCAGGGATGTTTCCCTTATAGAGTCCGTAGGCTTTGCCTAGCTCTAGCATTGAGATAATGAGCTCTTTCAAAGACTGCTCTACCAAGCTGACAATGCTGTTTCTCATCTGATAAGTGTCTGAGTTCTCGCTGACAACCTCAGTCGCTGTCTTCAAGCTCTTGCCGTCAAAGGTGAACGTGCCAGAAGATACTCCTATCTGCATTTCAAAGATTGCCAGGATCTTATTGATAGCCTTAATATAGTCATCCGAACGGATAGGCGTTGTAAGGTCTGTAATGCCTACGCCATTATCCATGTCCCCTGAGTCAATCTGTTCATAAACGTTACGCCCTGCCTCAAACTCACGCTTGACCACGACATTCTCGCCCTCTTGATCGTACTCAACTTTAATCATCTGACTAGGCACAGCTACTCTGCGCTGACCCATCTTAATCTCCCACATGAACTCATCATAGGTGGTATTAAGAAAGTCCATTGTAGTCTTAGCGTTATCAAAGATAGACAGCCCAAGAGCTGAGTTAATATCTTTGTTATTCATCCCTGGAGTTTTCAGATAAGTAAAGAGTGGACGACTCAAGCCGTTCAGGTCTACTACTTCCTCAAGATCCTCATAGAGGTCTGACAGAGGAACCCTAGAGCCTACCACGTTCTGATTATCAGACTTGTAGAGCTCGTTAGTAACCGTGTACTTGTCATCTTTGCCCCATTCATGCAACTCAATCAGCGTGTAAAACTTCTGCTTGTTACCCTCTGACTTGGTTGTCTTAGTGATGATAGCGGCGCTAGAGACATCCTGCGTGTTGCTTTGCAGAGGCAAAAAGACAGGTGCCTGAATGAAAGAGACTCTTACCTTGTCTCTGTCGACGTATGGCCTCATAGCCAAGCCACCAAGCGCTAACCCACTCTCCAGGTAGCGCTCAAAATTCTTGACAAACCTGTCATCTTGGAGCTGTTTCTGAATGAATTTATTAGCGTCCTTGTCGTCTAGCTTTATTTCAGCCTGCTCATTAAATACTAGGCTTGCAATCTTCTTGGCTGCTGTACGTCCAATAGGCAAATGGTTGAAAGCTCGTTTTTGAGGATTGCCGTTGCTGTCAGTGTACTCAATTTGTGGATAATGTCCTGCATAATACTTGAGATTTTCCCTAATGCGGTCATACTCTGTGGATGACACTGCTATTTTAGGGTGATCAGTGATATTTGTTAAGTTCTGTGTTGTCATCACATACTTGCTCCTTGTGAAAAAATTCTTGATAGTCTGTACTATTCCCATTATTAAGCTCCTTTAGGCTTTAAGTCTTAGCTCTCTAGCGTTATCCAGGACAAAATACTTGAACTCGTCCACCGTGTGGTCATCTTCTTTGATGACTTTGGGGTCATCAGTATTGAGTGACTTATCATCATAGCGGTACATCTTATGCTCCTCTACAAATACCCTGTTATTAGGGATGTCAAGGTAGTAGAAACGCCCCTCAGCTAGTAAGCTAATAACCATGTCTATCATGGTCTGGTTTTTCTTCTTAGCTACTGGGTGCCAGCGCTCGCCATAGTCTTTGAAATACTGGTTACGCAAAGCCCCCTCCGCACTATCAATAGTCATTTTTAATTTAGGTACTCTGTAGGTCTTCATGACCTTGTCTATAAAGTCATGGATCATAACAGAGAGCTCACTAGGTGCCTTTTTGATGGTCTTGCCAGCTGGGCTATAGTAGAACGTATCAAGCAAGATAACATTACCCTTAGCAGTGAGCCCATAAGCTCCACAGGCTGTCGCTGACTGTTGGTGCCCTGTATCTAGGGCAAATGATATACCTATCACTTTGTCATCATCAGGGAGGCTCTCTAGTGGTTTAAAATAGCTCATGTTATAAACATGATTACCTAAGCCGATTACCTCGCCTAGATACATCCAGCGATAGTAGTCAGGGTCCGTCTCTTTGTAGCGCTCTATCTTGTCTTTCATTTGCTTAGACAAAAAACCTAACTTGTCATCAAGGTAGGTGCTGTGATGTATCATGTAAGTAGGATCACTAGCTTTCTCAGCAACCCACTCATTTATCCAGTCGTAAGGATTGCGTGGAGGGTTGTATGTGAAATAGACCTTGACCTCTTTGCCGTTTGGCAGCTCTTGACGGATAAAAGTATCCTCAACTATGTCAATGTCCTCACGGCCTGCAAACTCAGCCAATTCCTCAAACCATACGGCCATTACATAGCCTTTGGCTATCTTTTGGGATTTGAGCTTCATAGGATCGTCTACACCGTAGAAATAAAAGGCTGTACCTGTCTTCTTGTGGGTGATTTGTAAGGGAGATTTCCCAAACTTGAACTGATTAGCTAGCCCCATCTCATAGATGGCCCATCTTATCTGCTCATACACTGACATTCTCAAGTACTTGCCTACTTTTCGGAGCACTACCACATTACCGTTGGGATCATTGATAAAGTCATTTACAAGGTCAATAGAGACCACTGATGACTTAGTAGAGGCACGGCCGCCCTTTAGCACTACATGACTCTTGGGCGTATAGAGGACTTCATCAAAAACTGGGTTAATCAACTTCGCTAGGTTCAGTATCGCCATTATACTCACTCCTATCAAATGTAAATCCAGTAATCACTGTGTCATCTTCATCACCAGAGCCTAGTTGAGCCTTGAGGTTATCAATCCTCAAGCGTTGCTCTTCTGTGACAAGAGGGGAGCGTGTGAGCTCGTCATAGGTTTTAATCATGCTCTTAAGCTCTGACTGAGCCCTTGCCATTGCAGCTAGGGCCTTGCCTTGCTTATCCCATGATGTATGAATTTCATAGCTTGCTCCACCTTTTGCCGTGGTAGCTATAAGTACGCTTGTAGTATCCTCGACATCCTGCACATACAGAATACGCTGAGCGTGCAAAAGATTAGCATAGGTCAGCGTGATATTTTCCCAAAGGATGTCTATAGGGGACATGGCCCTCACTTCATCCACAAGCTCAGAGATACCCTCAGGGAGGAACCGTCTTCTTAAGCCGTGAGTCACAGCGTTTGAGTTCCCTTTAGGAGCTCCATGGCCTACTGCGTTCTTATTCCCAATAGGTGCACCTCTTGACTTTTTGGGTGCACCCTTTTTGCCACGGCTCCATCCGTGTCTACGTTGCCACGATTTGACAGTATTGATTGAGACATTATGCTTAGCTGCAATGTCTTTATACTTCATACCTGCCTCATAGTCTTTTCTTGCTAGTTCACTATTAGCCATGCCCTCCTCCCTGCTTTGTTTAATTGGTGAAAATAAAAAAGCCACTCAAAGAGTGACTTAGTGCAAGTAGACTACAGACTTGCGGTGTTAATCAGAAATTACTTTTTTCTTTTTTTATTTTTGTGTAGTCTTTTTTGCGATATTAAAACATCCTACTCTATCGCCACTGGTAACCCAAGCCAGCAGTTTTTCAGAAGCTTTTCTAGGCCGTTGCCTAAGGTGCCTTTGCTTTAATTCTTGATACTACCATTCTAACAGATTATCGTTACAGTGCACATCAAGATTGTCTAACTTTACGCAACGTTTTTTAGAACGTTCCAAATTATTCCAAATGTTCTAAAATTGTGCTAAGTTCTTCAATAGCCATCTTACGCATGTTATAGTACGAACTCTTGCTGATGGCTAGTTTGTCACAGATATCATCTACATACAACTTAGTAATGTAAGTCATTCTAAGGACAGACCTGCTTTTTGGATTTTTAAGCTTGTTGATCATTCTACCTAATTCAAGCTTTCTGTTGATAACCTCTTTAGTATCCTGTTCTATAGCCTCTTTCATCACGACAAGCTGAGTATAGACGTCATCAACTTTTCTAGCTTGACCACCTTGGACTTTGACGTCAGTCCATTTGGGGCTTGAGAGCAAACCTGCCTCAAGCTCGTTAATTTCGTCTATACGGCTTTGGATGTCCATGTCCAGATCCTGCAACTCTTTCAAGAGCTCTTTAGCCTTATTCACTCTCTGTCTCCTTTGTGATATAATAATAGTGTTTGAGATTATAGCTGAGACAGAGAGTGTCTTGGCTTTTTTGTTTTAGTATCTATTGAGTATTCTCATCGTCTCCTCATAACTCAAATTTATCCTGGCTCTTTGTTCCTCGTATCCAAGAATTTTAGGAATTCTGAAATAAATAACAGTAGTGCCATCATGATTTTTAACAACTGTGTAGATGTGCTTGAGTAAATCTTTTCTGATCGCAATGTTTGAAAATCCTACAAGATCCAACTTATCTTCTTTAGTTGCTTTCTTTGCTTTTATAGCTCCTGAATACGGATATTTTTTAGGTCTCATAACCTCACCTCTGCTCCAATTTTCAAAAATTCGTAGTTGTCTTGCGATACTACGAAAATGCCGTAGTTCTGTATCGTGATCGTGTAGAGTTCGCCAATCTTCTCCTTGTGGACAACTCTACCTTTAATTTCTGCGCCTTGATTATCAGCTTTATAAACGATAATTGGGCGCTTTTCTTCTAATTTTTTAATATGGATACTCTGCCAGACATTCAATCCAGCAGACAATACAATCCATAACACTATAAATCGTTTCATGTTTACTCCCTATATTTTAGATTTTAGATTTCCTTTTGCCGATTAGTTCAACTAAACTTCCTACAAGGAATACCAACCCTCCAAAAAGGAAAGAATGTACTAACAAAACTGGTATTAAATAAGGTTTGATTGGAAAAATTGAAAATACCCATGTAAAATACCATTCAATAAGCCCACAAACAGCAAGGAAAATGACTGCAACTGTTGATAACATCAATGTTACCCCTCCGATAGTTTTTAAAAACTCACTCATCACTCCACCACCTCCTTTAAATAATTTTCCCGTCGAAAATTAGGGTAATTGTCCCTGTTCCGTTCTTATTGTCAGATACCAGGGACCGACAATCGCCGCTTAACTCGACGCCCTCGATCGTGATACTGCGTTGAGACTTGTTGACATGGATGATTGTGTCATTTGATGTCTTAATTCTCATATCAGCCCCAATTTTTTATTATCTAGCATGTAACCCTCAATAGTAATTTCTTCCATGCGTTCCTGGTTGAAATGTTTCATTATTTCAACTTGTGTGGTAAGAGAGGTGATAATAAATCCTTTTCCTTGCCTATTCTTGACCGTTGTTATAGATACCTGCTCTTTTCCTTTCTGCCATTTCAGGCTTTCGTCGTAAGCCTTAGAAAAGGCCCTAGTATACATCTTTTTACGTTTCCGCTTGTTCATCTGCTGCCTCCTGTGTTCTAGCTATACCAGCAATGCTGTCTTTATAAAAAGTAGCTTTTTTTCTTTCTTGGGATGAGACCCCAAAATAAGAAAAGCAAATGTTTTCAGCGTCTGGTTTATAATCTTTAACATCTTTAAAATATGCTGTGTTACCATTCTTAAAATAAATTACAACATTCATCTTAACTTCCTCATTTCTTCAAATAGTCAGGGATTTTCATAACCTCCACCTCTACCTCTATCCTTGGATTTAGGCTGTAGAACTTGCCTACATCATGTAGAGCTATCTGACCGTCGTCCTGGAAGACGATCCCTGACATACTGTCATATAGCGCTTTTTCGTAGTTGTCAATGTCAGGCTTTTTGCCTACTGGTATGATTTCATCTAGGAGGGCCTGCTGGTTCTTCTTGACCTTGGAAATGTACTGAGGAGGTTTGATATAAAATCTAACCTTTGCCCTCAGTGCCCCCTCAAGAATGGGCTGACCCATGTACTGATTAGCAATCAGCAACTGGCAGTTATTGCGCCAGGATTTCATATCCTTGTCCTCGTAAGTAGTGGTAAAATTCCCACGCCTCGCAAACCGTGGCCGTGATTGGGGCTTAGGCTCAATGTTCAGGGTTAATTTCATCCTAACTAAGCTCCCCTCTCAAACCACAGAGATCAAAAAGATTTTGTTTGTTAGCCTCGATATATTCAAAGAATATTTGTAACTCAGCTAATTTTCTTTTTTCTTTCTTCACTCCTAAACTCGTATGGTATTCTATGTCATCCTCAGGTTTTGCCTTAATGTCTAGCCAGTATAGAGGTTCAAAAACGTCCCCATTTTCATCTAAAGACGGCTCTGCGTCCTGGTTCCTAAAAACCATCTTCATATCATAGCCAATCATGTTCTCAATTTTGATTTCTTTATTTTCAATCTCGATTACGATTGATGTTTTTGGGACATTGATTTTAGTTATCATGTTGTTTCTCCTGTAAAAATTCATTGTAAACCTTAGTAAAAATCTCTATTACTAGGTTTTGTGGAATGTTTGACCGTTCGTTGTATGACTTAGAGAATTTTCCCCACTCTATTTCTTGCTTGATAATGTCATTTTTAAGACCTAAATCAAGATTACTAGCAAATTTTGTAGGTTTTTGTAAAGGGTAGTCATAATTGTTGTAGCGTGTGAGATTGAGATGTGGGAGCTTGAAATCCATGACATCCTCAATATATTTCCACAAGCGCCCACTTGCTGGGTTCTCTATGATGAAATATTTAGGGTTATACCGCTTGATGATCTCAATGGTATTGAAAGCGCAAAGCTCCCCATTGACCCTTTTCATAAATTGACGGTCATACTGATAATTTATATAGACTTTCTCGTAGTCAGAGGCGTTTCTAATGGTAAACATGCTAGGCTCCCTTTGTGGAGCAAAGAGGCTATCTGAGAGGTCTTCTTGTTTCCAGCAAGCGTTACCCTCGCACATAGCACTAGCATTACTCCAGCTTTCACATGGTGGGCTAGCTATTATCAAATCAGGCTTTGGCAACTTGTCAAGCGTATCAAAGAGCGTGTTGTCTCCAAATAATCGCCCATAGTCAGCAAGGTTCAAATTTATAAAATGATCGTTCTTGTTTTCTATGTCTATTCCGATTGGATAGATGTCAATGTTAGCCCCCCCCCGAACTATTCAGGGCTTTCACGCCTTTTGTATAGCTGCCGTTTCCACTGTCAAACAATGCCCAAACGGTCATTTTAATTGTCAACACTTTCCTCCTCAAACTTTACAAACGTTAGCCAGTGCGTGGTGCCTCTTTGTTGACCAAACAAGGGCTTGAATGGTATCACCTCTAGTAACTTCTTTACATTTATCTGACAATCAGACCATTTAAAAACTAGTGTGCCTCCAACTTTTAGAACTCTCATACATTCTTCAAAACCTTTGGCCAAATCTTCCGACCAGGTAACTTTATCCAGTTGTCCATACTGGGCTTTCATGATTGAATTTTTTCCTGCCCATTTTAAATGAGGAGGGTCGAAAACAACCAAATTAAAAGTATTATTTTCAAATGGCATGTCACGGAAATCACCGATAACATCAGGGTCTACATTGACCTTTTTTCCGTGTATATCAAACTTTTCTTGTCTGATGTCCATAAAAGTTGTATGACTCTCGTTTTTATCAAACCAAAACATACGACTTCCACAGCAAGCGTCAAGTATTTTAATATCTGACATCGATACCTCCTAAAACGGTAAACCGTCATCTGGGAGGTCAAATGGGTTAGGATCGGCAAAAGGTGAGCTATTTCCATTTTGGAAACTGTTGCCTTGCCCTTGTCCGTGCTGACTGTTACGACTCTCTAGTAGAGCTACGCTCTCAGCTACTACCTCGGTCACATATCGACGCTGACCGTCTTTTTCGTAACTTCTGACTTGTATGCGCCCAATGATCCCGATAAGTGAGCCCTTGCTGCAATACTGAGCAATGATGTCAGCTGTGCCTCTCCACGCTTGAAAATTGATAAAATCAGCCTCACGGTCTCCATTTTCATTCTTGAAATTGCGATTGACCGCAAGCGTGCCCTGCAAGCTAGATACGTTGTTAGGCGTTTTGCGTAGATCAGGAGGCGCTACAAGCCTCCCAACCAGTGTAACGTTGTTAATCATCTGACTTGTCCCTCTAGCGCTACGCTCTCCCAAGAGATAGCCTAAAAACATCCATAGGATAGCCATTCCAATCTCTTTGATAAAATCATTCATTTTCTTTCCTCCCTGGATTGTGCCACCATTTCAGCAGTTCATCCTGATTAGTTTTGATATATCGTTCAAATTCCTCAAATTGTAGGATAGCCCATCTTAATCTGTGCATATCCTCTCCAGCTTTTGAGCAAAAGCCACAGATTTTGAATACTGGCTCAAGATTATTGATAATTTCCAAGACTTGGCCGTCAAGGTTCCATACATCATCCTGTTCTATCTTGAAATCTAAAATAAACTCATCCCCCAGGTTGTGGATAACTTGCAATCTCTTGCCGTCTGAGTAGATGGCTACATTGTCAGATACTTTTCTGATTTCCATACTTATCTCCCCATAGACTCTGGAGATACATCCCAAGATTTTTCTATCTCCAGTTTTCTTTTTTCGCAATACAAAGTCACTAATAGGTTTTCTATTTTCCCTATCAACTCATCAGGTACTCCGTACTCAGCCAATTCTTCTGAAATTTTTTCAACTTCTGTCATATCTACCACCCACATTGCTCATTGAGCTCAGCCTGAGTCAGTGGCTCAATACGTTGA